ATCTAGTGCCAGTAATTAAAAATCTTCCAATGGCCGGTGGCTTAGTTGCTGGTGTTAAGAAAGCTTTATCATGTGTTACTTCTACAGACCCAGCTTTTTTTAACTTGAGGATTCCAGTATTTTGATCTACGTCTACTAACACTGCTTGAACATAACCATATCTTTTTTGTGTATTGGGATTAATTGTTGCTGCTGTTATAGGAGTTCCGCTAACTGTGATTACCCTGTCCTCCAGGATCTCGCCGTTCATTGGCTTGAGTGGTGTTGTGACTCCAGAGACTGTAGCGTATAAAGGGGCGGGTAACGGGCTGCTTAGGCTCCAGGTTCCTTTTAGTTGTACGTACCAGTAATACCTGTCTTCTGTAACATTTACAATCGATAGCCTTTCACCCAGCGAATCAAATAACTCATCAGTACGCATGTTGCCCTGGTTACGAACACCGGCCCAGTGCATACCAAATTCTTTTGCTGTGGTTGGAAATCCTTTGAATGCACCTGAAACAGTAGAGACGGGATTAGTGCCAGAAGGTGTTACAGTCCCCGAAGGAAACGGAATGTCATATATAAATCTGTATTGATATGCGTTGTCATAAGAACTAGATGAGGATAGTTCATAGCCACGGCGCCATCTTGTCCAGGCAGACTCTCTGTTTACAGCAGTAATAGAACCACGGACACTTCCTTTAGAAAATTCAGTGGTAATAGGGGTAACATTTTTAACAACAAAGTCTTTCTTACGTTCAAAAGACCCGAAGCTATTTGCTCCCTTAAAGCCCATCTCTAGAAGAAGCCACCTTGTGCATAGACCTGTGCACCGGGAGTATAACCAGCTGTATGAGGACCATCAGGGAATACGCCCACGTAGATGCGGTCTCCTCGCTCCAGGTAGATGCCTTTGTTGCGTAAGGGTGCCGTAGGTCCCAAGCCATTGGTATTGCCCGCAGAGGCGCTAGGAGTGGCCAGCTGGGGCATCACATCAGAACAATCAACTACACCACTGTTTGCGGGGACTGTTTTAGAAAACAGTAGTCGATAGTCACCACTAGCTGGAATAGGTACAGTTGTGTTACGGGTGTGGTAGAACACAAAAGTTACAGCAGGTTGCACACCATAGCTTATGTTCGCATAATTAAAGCCAGATGCTGTGCCACCTGAGTAGACAAGAGTTGTGTTTACCCCTGTCAACGTAGTTGCTCCAGTGTATGTGTAATATCCAATACCGCTTGCTGCTGAACCTGCACCAGTGAAGCTGCCAGTAGTTGTTACATAAACAATCTGACCACTAACCAAAGAAACTGGTGTGCCTGAAGTGGCTGCACTTACGCTGTAATCAGCAGCTCTGTAACTATCGTTACGGACAATAGAGATTGAATCAACTACGCCACCGTTATTGATGTCATCACTGAGGGCAGCATCCATATCAACAAGGATGGACGGAGCCTGACCACCTTGCACAAACAAAGTATTGGTACTGGTGCTACCAACAGTTTGTGTCGTGACCCGAACCGAATCAAATAACGGTCGGTCAATAAACAGCGGTTGTTTATTTGAAGAAGTTGAGGACAATTTTTTTACCTTAATTCTTATGTTTTAAATTCTACACCATTCCTGGTGATAAGGGGCCAAAAGGAGTTGTTGGCATACGCATTTGTGCACTAACCAAAGCCTCTGGATTCTGTTGTAAATTTAAAAAGTTTTGAAATAAATCTGTTGAGGGCGCAGCTGCTGGAGCCCCAAAGTAATTTTCGGGGTTAAAAAGCATTTTTCTTTTTACATTGTAATTAAAAACTGTTTGAGGATCGGGTGTAAATAAACCAAGAGATTTTCGTTCAGCTTTGTATATCTCTCCTGGAAGATTTTGCGTTGCTGTATCTAAGTAGTCAAAATAACGTGCCATTTTAAATGTTGTATAAGTATTGATCCAGGGGGGAGCTGCCTAGTGCATTGAACTCACCCTCCATATTAACAGGAGCTTGATTAATAAGCATGCCTGGTAATTTACTTTGCACTGCACGTAGCAATTGCTCAGCCAGGTTATTTCCTTTTTCTACAGGATTAGCAGGTACAGGAGGCGGAGCCGAAATGTTTGTAGCAGAAGGAGTAGTAAAAGAAGAAACTTGTTTAAGAATATCTCCAGCGGCTTTTTGACGGTTCTCTAGATGTGGCTCACCTGGGCGAAAATATTGATCAGAAAAGTATTTTGCATAACTAGCTGGAGTGCCAGATTTTGGCATCTTTTCAAAAGTTTGTGTCCAACCAATTAAACTTGCTCCTGGTTTTGGATCGTACTTGCCAAGGTATTCATTGACAAAATACTGTTGTTGAAAATCAGTGCTGTTTGGATCAATACCTTGTTTTAATGCTGCTTGACGAGCACGATCATATGCAGTTCTTCTTACTCCAGTGTACTGAGCTGCTCCACGGCCAGCACCAGATCCTGCCTCTACAACATCTAAGTTTTTAAAATCAGGTCTTCCTGTTTCAACTCGTAAATTTCCCAGTAATCCTGCTGCTTGTTCTTTTGTGAATACAGGAATTTTTCCCTTGCTAAGTTGCGTTATTTTAGGTGTTGTTAAAAATGTATACCAATTTTCTAGTGACATGTCAACCTCCTTGTGCTTGTCCTAGTAAACGTATAGCTAGACCAGGATTTGCTTTTGCCCATGCAGCAAAATTTTCTGGAGGCATCCCAGATGTTACTCCTGCTTCTTGTAACCTGGGAACCAAAGTACCTGCTTTCAAAAGCTCATTACCATAAGCTTGCTCTTGTCCATATCTTGCTGCTAATTCAGTTGGATACAATTGAGCGTCAGATGACATAGTATTGACTGGAGTATCTATTCTAGTAGAAAGGCGCACGGGGGGCGCAGCTAGTGCATCAACTATCATTGCTCGTTGTGATACATTACGTCTTTGCTCTGGAGTACCAGCAGCATTAGATTGGCCTCCACCTGTAAAGGCTGGTGGGGTTAGACCACTATCATTACGCGCTGGTATAAATACATTGGCAGGTGGGTTTATTGCACGTCCTGTTTTTACATCATATTCAATACCGTTTACTTTATAATTTTTTCCAAATTGACTTCGTGCATTTGATTGACGAATTAAATTTGCTTCTTGTTTATCAGAAACACCAGCAGGAGTAGCCCCCAATATTGTTGTTGTTGCAATTTTTGGAAACAAACCACCAGGGATTAGAGTAGAAAGTTCTGCGTTACCTTTATTCGGGTCATTTTCAGAGAGCACAGTAGATATTAAACCCCCTGTTGCAAGTCCACCAATATTAACTGGATTAAGCGGGTTAAATATTTTACCTGTTTTTCCCAATAGCGTGGTTGGTGTTCGTGTTGCTAAAGGGTTTAGAGCAGTAGGCCCAATGCCCTGGAGATTTTTGTAAATACTACCAACTTGTCCAATTTTAGTTTGAAGACCAGATTGTATTTGGCGTTGTAAATTTTGTGCTTGACCACCTAAACCTTCAAACAAATCTCCTGCAGTTTGTGATGGAGTAGCCAATCTTTCAGCTACGTCTGCCAATGTTTTTCCACCAGTATTTTTTATAAGTTGGCGGGTAAGCTCATAGTTTTGTGCATAAGGATCAGGGGCGCCAATTTGTTGAAAGAATGCGGGGGGATTAAGGGGTCTAGCGGCTGGTATTCCGCCTCGCATTAATCCTGTAGGACGAGGACTACGACCTACTATGGAATCCAACATTCCTTGTACGGCACCTGCTTTAATATCTCTTGCGGCACCTGGCACCATCTGGGCCACATCATTTATATATCCAGTTGCTCGCGTTGGTATATTGCCAAAGTTAATACCACGAAACTCAGCTGGTAATGATTTACCAAGAGTTTGTTCAGCTGCGTTTGCTAGTTGTCGATATGTATTTGGATTAGTTACTGCATCAGCAATAGGTTTGGCAAACTGTTGAGCTTTAAAGCCAATGCCTAACTTTCCTGCTTGTTGTAATAGTTGTTGAAATGGGTTCATTGTTTTCACCTGTGATTTAGATGTAACCAAATACGGCTACCAACAGCAGTATCAGCGGGGCCGGGTAGTGCTTGAATGAATTCAGCACCTGAGCGCTCGTAACGGTAACGAGCTTGAAACGGATCTTTATAGTTTGGCACATAAAGAATCATGGCCAAACGGTTGGTTTCGTATAAGTATACTTCGTCCCATACTTTAAGAGCTTCCTTGGCATTGCTTGATCGAATTGTACGATCAACGTCACCAAGAATGCTTTCAATTCTAGTAGAGGGCGATGAGGCTACCTCAGTTTTTTTCTCAGCTGTATCACAACGACCAATCTGAATAATGATTTTATTGTAAAAGAAAGAATCAGGAACAGTATTAAGTGACTCCTCCAAGCGGGCATAGTCACCTGCTGGAACAGAAACTGTAAAATACCCTAGATGATACCTTACTCTACTTTTGTCAAAATCAGATAATTGCACTTTGTGTTATCCTCATTTTTTTATTATAAGTCAAGTAACTATCCAAGCATGCCAGAAAGAAAATCTGTTGTTGCCTGTTGCTTTCCCTGTATGTAAGGATTGTATTGCAAAAATTCATTAATAAAAGCTCTATTGCTATTCATCCTGCCTGCAATCATACTATTTAATTTTTCACCAAACAGACCAGTTTCTTCTTTTGGTTCACCGTATAAAAGTTTTTCCATTAAAGTTGCCACAGCATTGGCACCTTCTTTTTGTCCTTGTACACGCTGATCAAGTGCAACCTGGGACTCAGAAGACGGTAATTGAGGAACTTCCGGAACAAGTAAACCTCTATCTTTTTCTGGTCGATCAACATTACCGTGACCTACACGGTATAAAACCTTACCAGATGGATCTAATGCTTCTGAAAAGTATCCATACCCTCCTCCTGAACCACGTCTTACGCTTCCTCCTGCAACCGTAGGGATATAAATAGAAGCATCTTCTACAGCTCCTTTTTGAAATCTAGACTGGCCTTTAAAAGGAACGTAGAAATCATAAGAACTAAAAGTTGCAGACGAGGGTGCGTGTGCTCCAGCTACTCTTTGAAGCAGTGCTGCTCGTTCTGAAAAAGGTACCTTGGGATTATAAATATTACCCGAAACACCTGCATTAGAGAATTCAATGTTTCTTTTATTTTGCCCATATCGCTCAGCAAGAGTATCAAAAACTTTTACTCGTTCTGCAAGGGGTAACGAATTTAAAAGTTTAAGATCAACATGATAATCAGTAGAACCACCTATTTTTTTAGAGGGTCCAGTAAAGCCTGAGCGGACAGTAGCCATATAAATATTTTATTACTATTCTAAAATAAAAAACCCTGCCGAAGCAGGGTTTATATCACACACGTACCAGATTGGCAGCAAAGACAGAATCCCAATCAACCCGGCGTACTTGCTTTAACTGTTCTAAGTTACTAAATCTTTCACCGGAAAGACTCATCTGTATATCCTTGATCTCTCGTGCAGTCTTAAGGCCAATTCCCTTAATATGATCAGCAATCATTTGTGGTGTTGCTGAATTTATATTAAGGCGAGTTTCGGGTGGAAAACTACGAGGTTCTTCAGCTGCTGCTTTATCTTTTACTTGTAGAGTCTTAACCGTTTTAGTGGCAGACTCATCGGGCTTGATCTCGTTTTTATAAACGGTAAAAAGGCGACTGTCTTGATCTTCGACCAGGAACCAATCGCCGTTATCCCATTCACTAATAACCTTGACCCGAGCACCAGTTTTTGTGTGTTGGTAAAGCATAGACACCAGAAGTTCTGGTATTAGTTTAACCTAATCAGCTTACGGTGCGGTTGGGCAGGTAAGCTTCAATCTCCGAGTAATCGGGAGCGTTATCGGGAACAATGTAGCAAGCTTCAACCAGGATATAACCGGTGAGGCCAGAAGCAACATCAGCATCAGAGATGTACACACCACCAGAAACGGAAGTGCCATCAGAGGTGCCCTTGGCATATACCTTGAAGGTAGTACCAGTGGTGAGTACCTTACACGCGCCAGTAACAGTAGGTGTACCGGAGGTGATAAGAAGGGGGGTAGAGCTAAAGGCTTGGCTGGCACCAGAGAAGAAGATCTTGGTGGATGCATCACCAGAAACCGTTGAGGTCAGGAAAGCAGCAGCAACAGGTTCGCCAGAAGCAGCAACGGGGCTACCAGAGTTGTCACGACCAAAAGCAATGACGTTACCAGTGGAAGCATACACACCAGAAGACACACGACCATCACCCCAACCGGAGGCAATAGAAATGGCAGTACGGTAGATGTACGCAGATTGGGTGGTGTCACCACTGATCACCATACCAGTGATGTCAGGACGAGTGTCGTCTTGACGGTAGGGTGAAGGAATGATCACGCTCATAGCTTGACCATAGGTGGTGGCGCTGCCTGAGGCCCAAGTTACGGGCACATAACCACGTTGTTGGAAATAGCGCCAGCCGGGAATAGCAAGAACGGATGTGGGGCCATCCTTGGAAGCATTAACGGTGGTGCCGCCGGTGGTATCAATGTTTTTGTACCAGCCGTTGAGGGCTCCTACCCAGCTGCCGGGGTAGATCTTTTTAGTAGACAGGTAGGTCATTTATCTCTCCTTGTTGGTTTACTTATTAATATCAAAGAATGCCGTCATCGCTGACGAAGCTGTAGGCGTTGGTAACGAAGTCCTTGTTCAGGATTTCAAAACCAGCGTACAGTTGCCAGATCAAGATGATAAAGCGGCTGAAGTCATCATTGTTATTGATGAGCACTTGAGCGTTGGGACCACCAACACCCACGCCAATAGCTTGGGGACCAAAGAAGAAACCTTGGGCAACTTCTTGGCTGCTGTAGGAAGGGCTGTCAGTGAAGCTAGCGGAAACGTTCTTGGTGGGGAAGTTGGTTGATTCGTAGAACTTCACACCTTCAAACTGAACGCCAGTAGGCATTACAGGTTCGCCAGCGAGGAAGTAACCTTGACCAGCTTGAGGACCTTGGTAGAAGCTGGCGTTGTTAGGCATCATGGGGTTACCCATGTACATGCCTTGACCAGGGTTACCAGAGTAACGAGCGATCTCACGGAAGTCAGCATCACGACGCAGATGCATCATGAATGTAGGATCGCAAATGCAACGATACAAACCATCAGAGAAGGTAGGAACGTTACGCTTGCGCAGATCCTTAACAACGTTCAACAGATCAGTTGAAACGTGGAATTGCTGAACTTGTGCTGCGTACTCGGCAGTGGTGTAAGCAACTTGACCAGAAGAGTTCTTGTTCTTACCACCAGCGAAGTAGTAACCACCTTGGGTAGTAGAAGCTTCACCGTTGGCTTCTGCCTTGGCAAGTTCGTCAATGAACACACGGTCGCGCCACCGGCGATAGTCATCCAAGAGGGTCAGTGAACCAATGGACTGGTGGAACATATTTAGATTACCTGTATCCAGAAGGAGACGTTGGGCGGTAATCAGGGTTTCCCGTGCAATCTTGAAGGTCGAAGGTTGGGTGGGATCAGA